GTATAAATTCAACTAATGCTTCTGATGTTGTAAATGGTATAAGATTTTATATGAGTAGTGGAGATATTGCATCAGGATCAGTTAAACTTTATGGGCTTAAAGACTAATGAAAAAAATGGTTAATAATTTATTGGTAGAAATGACTTCAGAAGAAGTTAAAGCAAGAGAAGCTGAAGAAAAGGCTTGGGTTGATGGTGCTACTGAACGTAAAAAAAATACTTTAAGAGATACTAGAAAACCATTGTTAGAAGAAGCAGACCATAAAATAAATACACTTACAGATAGTGATGGTGATGCAACTGCATGGCGAAAGTATAGACAAGAGCTTAGAGACATTACTAAAGCATCTGATTTGGATAACGTAACTTTTCCAACGAAACCGAGTTAAGGAATAAGATATGAGCAACGCACGAAATTTAGCAAACCTTTTAGGAACTGCAACTACTGTACCTAGTGCTAAAATGCCGTCTGGTACTGTGCTTCAATGTTTATCGGCTCATAGTTTTACAGAACAAGAAATAGACAGCACATCAACTTGGACAGATGTAGTGGGTTTATCTGTAAATATTACAGCTTCAAGTGCAAATAATAAAATTTTTGTAACAACAAACATTGGGTTAGCAAAATCAAATACCAATGGTGGATTTAGAATATATAGATATGAAACAAGTGGTGGTGGTAATGCTGGTACAGTAGCTGGTACAACTGTAACCTCTAATGATTTTGTAAGAAATGGCTCTTTTTGGAGTTCTGATGAACATACTTTGGGAACTGCGTATGATACTGGCTCACCAATAACTGCAACTTATTTAGATACAATTCCATCTACAAATCAATTTACTTATAAGGTTCAATTTGCTTCTGGAAATGCAAGTTCGGGAGTAGTTACACAACATATTAATCGCCCACAAGGAAATGAATCAGTTTATGGACAAGCTGGTACATATACAAGTTCATTGACACTTATGGAGATAAAAGCATGACAATAAAAGGACTTCACAATAGAGCTAATGAATATAAAGCACATCAATTATTAAATGAAAGTGATTGGACACAGTTATCTGATTGTGAACTTACGGATGCTTGTATCGCAAAGTTTGTCACATACAGAAAAGAGTTAAGAGTAATTAGAAAAACTAATCCAAGCAATCCAACTTTTCCAACAATACCAACAGAAGAATGGAAATAAAATTTATTTTAACTGTACACAACCTAGAGGTGACGTATGCCACATATATATGATTTAAACCCACACTTAGCCCCACCGGGCTGGGGGAAGAAAAAAGAAGAACCGAAAAAAGAAGAGCCTAAAAAGAAGGAAAAACCCAAGAAGAAAAAATGAAACCGACTTTGCATAATTTAGATAAAAGGTTGACTAGCTTTGAAACTGTCTCTGATGAGAGATGGAAAGAAACGATCTTGAGAATTAAAAGATTAGAGGGGGTGCTTATAGGTACGGCTGGAACGACAATATTATTGTTGGTGGGCGTTCTGATGAGGGGTTCGTAATGGAGCCAATTCTGGTCGCTGGTTTAGCTTACAAAGCTATTGTTGCTGGTATTAATCACGGCAAGGAAATTTCTGAACTAGGAAAAGATATTGGTAAACTCTGGGGTGCTATAGATCAAGCAAGGTCAGATCATTCATCAGCGAGAAACAGCCCATTCCGAGGGTCAGCCGAAGAAGAGGCAATGGAGACATTTGTCAATCTACAGAAAGCCAAAGATTATGAGGACCAGCTAAGAGCGATAATATTAGAAACCAGAGGATACGAGGCTTGGCAAGAATTGATACGATTGAGGGCAAGCATAAAAGAAAGAAAGCGTAAAGAATTATTAGCTAGGCAAGTAGCCAGACGAGAAAGATTAGAGATGATAGGTAAAATGATTTTAATATTTTTAAGTGTTGTTGCAGCCGGGGGATTAGCAGTTATTGGCATATTAATCTGGCAAAAACAAGGAGCAGTTTAATGGCACAAAAGAAATTACAAAAAGGTTCTATGTATGAGGATGCTGACTTAGACGGTGACGGTGAGATTAGTGACCGTGAGATGTCTCTTCATAAAGAACTGGTCCAGTTAGATAACCTTGATAAAATGCAAGACCAACACAGGGCTATGGCGTGGGTAGCTATGGCATCTGTATGTATTGCTGTCGGTGTTTTGTTTACACCATTAGTTGAGATTGAAAGATTAAATTCTATCTCTGGTTTTTTAAATACATTTTTAGTTAGTCAGTGTGCTATCGTTGCTACCTTCTTTGGCTTTAGTAGCTGGGCTAAAAAGGGTTAATTATGGGGAAGGTTTGCAATGGGTGCTGTCCTTCCTCACCAATTATGGGGGGTGTCTGCTTATTTTAACTTTAACTAAAGAAAGGCTCCTTTGATTATGGTTAAAACAAAATGTAATAAATTTTTGCAGATTGATCCCCCCACCAAATTAAGGAGTAAGATATGTTTAGTGCTATTATAGGTCCAATCAGTTCACTAGCTGGAACGTGGTTACAGGGCAGAGTAGATAAAGCTAAAGCAGAAACAGAAGTTAAGGTAGCTAGGGCTAAAGCCGAGGCTAAAGTTTACGAAACAGAGGCTACCTCATCTATGTTAAATGAACGATCGCTTACTGATCAGATGGGTGAAAGCTGGAAGGATGAGGCATGGTCACTTTGGTTTATAGGTGTTCTGACTTGCTGCTTTTTACCGTGGACCCAAGAATATGTTAAAGAAGGTTTTATTTTTTTAGATGAACATACACCGGATTGGTTTCATCATATGCTGTACATTGTTATAGGCAGTAGCTTTGGGTATCGCTTTGGCAAGCAAGGTCTGCAACTACTGAACAAGAAAAAATGACTACGATGGAAATAGACATAATGATTGTGTCTTATTTATTAGGAATTTTATTATTATTTTTAGGGAGTTAACATGAAGGGTAACTTTGAAAGAGCCTTGGCTATGGTGCTTAGACACGAAGGTGGTTTTGTAAATTCGGAACATGACCCCGGTGGCATGACCAACAAAGGCATTACTAAAAAAGTTTATGATGCTTTTATGGAAAAGGTAACAACAGAACAAGAGATGCGAGCAATGCCGGATCTTCATGTAGCTGAGATATATAAGAAACAATACTGGGATAGAGTTAATGCTGATAAGCTGCCTTCCGGGTTGGATATATCTGTATTTGATTGGGCTGTTAATAGTGGTTGTGGTCGTGCTGTCAAAGCATTACAGAAATGTGTGGGTGCTACACAGGATGGTGGTCTAGGTCCACTTACATTAAAAGAAGTGGGCAAGAAAGATCCTAAAGAATTAATAGAAATGATAGCTATAGAAAGAGAAACTTTTTACAGGAAATTAAAAACCTTTAAACATTTTGGTAAAGGATGGCTCCGAAGAAACAATGAAACCCGGAGCCACGCATTGGTTAACGTAGATGACTAAAGCAACTCCATTGCTCTAGTATAACCTTTTAATCTTCTTAACCTTCCTCTCTGTTCTAATGCAAAAAGCATTTTAGATATTGGGTATGAATAGTTTCTTTTCTTAATAATCTGGTTACCGTTAATTTGCCCGGACATCATTTCCTTAATGGTCGGATAAAGATTAAACTCTTTATGAAACATTGTTATATAAGCTAATAAATCTGATTGGTCTGGAGTTAAACCATAATTATCCTGTTTCATTTTCTTGCTCCCTTCCCTCAACACTTAAAACCTTATTAAATTTTATTCGCTGTTCTTTAATTGTCTGGCGAAGATAGTCTGGCAGAACATCATCTATAAATTCTTCATTAAGATTTTCTAGTTCTTTCATTTTGGTTCGCCTGTCAGCGTGTTCCATTTTATCGTATTCAAAAATAGCCCTTAAAACCTTGTCATATTCAACTGCCCATGTATCAGCACTATCAAATTCCTTTTTTGTACCGTTGGTTAATTGCAATATGTATTTATTCTTGATAGGAAGGCTCTGAGAGATATGTTTTACTTCTTTGCTATCGATCATAGTACTAGATGTAGGTTCTGCCCCTTGTACGGTCTTCATATCGCTTTGTTTTTCGACAGGATAATCGTTAGCCTCTTCAACAGTAATAATTCCCTTAATAACATCTGGAAATGCATCACGAAGGCAATTTCCTCTGGCTCTCATCTGCAACATTCTCTCCGGGTACTGTGTCCACGGACCTTGTTTGCCCCATAAGCCGGCTCGCTTTGCCATTTGAATATTAAACTCACGCTTAATTAATTCTAAGCTACCATCAACGTGCTTTCTTTTTAATATACAAACAGCATTCATGGTTTCGTTTTCACCTTCCATCTTTTCTTCTATGCCCATGCACCGTGGATCTTTTCTTACAAGTGCCAACAATGCATCACCGTAGATAGATGGTTTGCCATTAATGACGGCTATGTTTTGAAGGGCTTGCATTGGTGCTAGACCAATCTCATATCCCCATTGCATAGCTATCAATGTATTAGTTGGGTTTCCTTGGTATTGTTTCGGAACCATACTAGAACTAGATATTTTTTGTGCAAACTCCATTGCCTCGCCTAAGTTAGTAGGCTCTAATATACTTACTTTACTCATCTTGATATACCTCTGTCTGTTTTACTGAAAATGAAATGCTTTCATATTCCTCATTTGTTGGAACACTCTTGCGTTTAAATTTTTTAACTGTTTCGCATTTGATCTGGTAGCTGCCTACATGACCTAATTCGATGTCCATCGATTGCATAGCTATTTCTATGTTATCCCGGATTTCATCAGCTAGTTTTTTACTTTCCCTTGCCTCTGCCGATTGCCTTAGATAGTCAGCACATAACATTTCCATGTCTGTATTGGTTTTCTTTAATAGCAAAGTTAAGTCTACACTCTCTTTAGAGGGTGGTGTTAATGGTGGGTAGCTACCATCGGTATCAACTAAATGCCAAAACTCTGCTACCTTACCTCTTATTTTATCAATAAGTACTGCATCTCTAGGCACAGGATATATAATTGGTTCACCCATCTTCTGCGTAGCTACTGCAATAACTGCCCAATCTAACCCAGAGCAAATCATTTGATGATGGACTTGTATAATCCATTCTTCTTTAGGCACTCCCCTATGGTTGTTATCGGTCTTTATTTCCATGATACCTTCTGGACCTTCAAAGGTATGTAGCTTGCCTGTAATAGGACAAGTTACGGTTACATAAGTATCAGTAGATATAATGGCATCAAGACTAGCACCCATCCTAAGATGTTCATAACGATGAGCATGATCTGGAAATACAATAGATGTTCCTAATATATCACTAGCCCATCTGCCTGTAACTTCCTCATATCGATTGCCATACTCTGCTCTAGCTGAACTAAAGTTGCCTTTATCAACTTCAATACCTTTGATGGCATTCTTAGTGTTTTCTAAAATTTTATCTCTAGTGGTAAATGCAGTCTTGCCTAATACAATTGCTCCACATTCACTTGCCCCTAACTCTTTTCCAGTGATAGTAAACTTAGGCATATTACTTTCTCCTCTTCTGTACAAAGGGTAAAGCATACGAATAGACATTGCAATAGAAAAAAATAAATAAAATCAATGACTTCACTATATATTGTGCGACAGAATAATACATATTACAATCCCCCGTAAAAGTAGTAACAGCTATCGTTCAAAACGCAGCCCATCATTAAAATAAAATATATTGAAACCAAAGACATACCAAAAGTAATTGCATATAGGATGTACAGACAAGCCTGTTTAACTAAGTTAATTAGGTTGTCTTTCCTCTCCTCTCTGTTAATGTAATCAGAGTGACTAGGAAAATTACAGTTAATATATATTATGCGACATACGTTTAGGGTTTGAACAATTAAGTATCTAATACTATTCATTTTTTTTCTCCATCAATTTATTCCGAGTTCCAGACCAGTTACGGTATAACATCTAGGGTGTATACAGGGTACTTTTTTTTTATCCTGTAAAGCGTTCTTCCTCATTTAATGTTCTGCCGTCTTCTTCTTTTTCCAATCTAGTTCTCAATTCATCGTGACCTTTTGTCTGGGTTAAACTACCATCAGACCAGTCTAATCTTTCGCCCCCGGTGTAATGTCCTCTGGGATCATTCCATTGGCGAAGTAGACGGTGATGGGCTGTCATTATGTGACCTTGTGCCATCATGCACTTGTCCACGTTGGAAGGTTCATTTTGTTTTAATGTTCTTTCCATTTCGTCAGCCAATTCTCTGAGAACACGAACAGCCGTTTTAATTTGATCTATGTGTACGCAAGGAATGGTTAATCGTTTAGTCATCCTAATCAAACCTCTCCTAAGAGCAAATATTGTTTTGTTATGTTTTAATGTTGTTCGTCTTCTCATATCATCACCGTCTGTTTAACTAATATATAGATATAAATTTAAAATAAAATGCTCGTCAGAAGTGCATATTTCAAATTAAATATGCACACGAAGAGTGCATAAATTTAATCAAAATTTGTACCAGTGCGATCTAAGCAATATTTATAGGCTTTATAGTTATCCTCAAATTTTTGCCAATTCAGTGTTAATAACTGGTATTTTGTAAAATCACGAAATGCACTGTACATGACTTCTGTAGCAACGTAGCCTGTGCATCTGTCATCGGGTAATTCTTTTTGTTCAATCCATTTTTCAGCAAGACATTCTGATATTAAGCGTCTAGCTGTTGTTCTGGCTATGTACATTTCTTCAACAATCTGGGAAACGGTTATAGGTTTTTTTGTCTCGTAAGTTCGTACGCACCACATACCAAAATGAAAATTGACTTGGGATGAGTTCATATATCTTTGTATTCTGGTGGCTTTTCGGGTTTGTATGTTCTGCCAAACTTTCTGGTAGCGTTGAGCGTAAAGTTGGACAATATTATCGAGGGCATAATTGCAAGTATCTTCTAAATGCTTTGGTGGAGCATTAATTGGATTTCTGAAAGTGCCAGATTGTAAAGCATCAGTTGTTCCACTTTCTTCTCTTGGGTTCATCCCCAAGCCATTTCTGCTTATCGTTTTCTTTTGTCCTTTCCAATATGTAATTTGAGAATTTAAAGTTATGTTTTTAGTATTGTTCATTTATTTGTTCCCCTTTTAATTAAGTTAGATACAGTTGAGGCATACCATTCGCCCCCTTTAAATGATGGAATGCCCCTCTTAGTAAGTATACGAGCAACATCCCGGTAGCTGTTTCCATCATCTAGCAATGATTTTATCAGAGGCAAATTATCCCTTGCAAAGTCATCAGCATTTTTCTTGACAGTATCAGCACCCTTCTGACCAGCCTCTTGCAGCTTGTCATGTACACCGAGTTTCTTAATAATATTCCCGGATTTCGATTTGTAGTAGCCCTTCTCTGCTATCTCAGCTTTGATACGGTTAAAGGATGCAGAAGTTCGCTCCCTTATATGCTCACGCTCGATATAGTTCATCTGAGCATGGAAACCGATTGTCTTATGATCCAGCATTGGATTGTCTACTACAATAAACTTAAATCTTTTCTTGTGGACTTCTTCCTCAAAAAACCGTGTTGTTTCCCACATCTTTCTTGAAAACCTAGACAGGCTGTAAACAACCAAAGTAGCTTTCTCTTTTCTACAGTAGTCCAGAGCCTCTTTTAAAACTGGTCGTTTAGAAAAAGGTAATGCCCCAGACACTCCCTCTTCCCTAAACCATTTCACCTCATGGTCACCACCATTGAGATATTGTTTTATATTATAGATTTGGTTTTCCACATCCTGTTTATCAGTACTAACTCGCACAAGGCAAGCATACTTGCCCCTGTGCTGAGTACCGTGATCCTTCCTAAATATAGGCATACCACTCTCATAACCATTATTTGCGTACACCATTAGTCTACCCTCTGTACAACTTGGTTGTCAACAACATCAACAGGCTTGAGTATAGTGCCACCAGTTTTAGGATCTAGTGCTAAGATATACTTCTGACCGTCTATAATTGATTTATATGCTTTAGGCTTTTTAGCCCATTCAGCTTTAGTTATCTGGTCATATTTAGGTTTGACCTCACTATCAGCCCATGTGTTGCCATTAGCAATACAAGCAGCTTTAGGACCACCAGTAAGGGCATATACTTTGCCCTCTTCTGGTTTATCTTTATATATATTGTGCGACATTATTTACTTTCTCCCTATTTTATGAATTTCTTTTATCTGGTTTATGTTAGTAAGGATGCTTTTGCCCTTTATATATTGTGCAACAAAATCGTTATAACTTAGTGGCTCTACGTCTGGCTGTGTCTTTTTTATTAGCCATAAGTAATTTTTATATTGCTCTTGATATTTCATTATTTACTTTCTCCCTTCAACATTTGATGGAAAGCTATTCTGACAAATTACACCATCAATTAATTTAATTTCTTCAGTTGCATCTTCACCTTGCCAAATATGGACAATATTTTCTCTAGTTGAAGTATCTACATACACAACTAAACCATTATCTAATTCTATGTATGCTGACTTTTTAGTTCTTTGATCTATTTTCATATTATTCCCCTTTTTTAAAACGTACACCAAATTTTCACTTGTACTTAATGTAATCCTATTTATTGTGAAAAACAAGTGCTAAATGTTACATCTAGGGTTAATAACGGTTAAGTCATTGAAATATCGAGCAAAAAAAGTGAAATTAGATGGTTATACTTTCGATAGTCAAGCCGAGGCAAAGCATTACTGGCACACATTAAAACCAAAGCTGGAGCGTGGTGAGATAACACATTTAGAAGTCCATCCCAGCTATGAGATAAAAATTGATGGAGTAAAGATATGCAAATACATGGCAGATTTCCGATACTTTACAAACAAAGAGAGGATAGTCGAGGATGTGAAAGGGTTCAAGACCCCGGTTTACCGACTAAAGAAAAAGCTAGTCGAGGCTATATATCGAGGAACGAAGATCTTAGAGATCTCACCCAAGCAGTATCAATCCGGGAAGTGGTCCTTGCCATCTCAAGAGTAACTGGCTGCCCACCAAGTGAATTGTTAAACAAAAGACGTAGCCACCTCACCCAGCCATTTAGAACTTTGTTGTATTTGGTCTGCCGGGAAAAGACTTGGCAGCCATTTACAGAGATAGGCAATGCCCTCAACCGTGATCATACAACGATAGTACAGGGAGCCAAACGAGGCAGAAAGCTGATTAAAGACAGCCGTAAAATGCGTAGAATATATAATGATGTTATGAAAGAACTGGACGTAGCGTAATGTTTGAGGATGATCCAATAGCAGATAAATACGATAAATATGGGCGATATTATCCAGTACAAACTCATGTTTACCAATCATCATCCCTCACTACATTTGAGGAAGTAATGGCAAAGAATGACAACCTTAACTTATTCCATAGAGGCGATAAAGAGGCACAGGACAAGCAGTTAAAGCAGATGAACTTAAAGTCAAACTTCTTTAGTAAGCATCAAGCATACGTTCCACATACGAGTAAAACCAATGACAGATAATAAACGAACAAAAGATGATTTCTGCCCACGCTGTAAGACAGCACTTAGTACATTGCGTACAGAGAAAAATTTCTCAGAACGTAAGTGCTACACTTGTGGTGTTTACATTACTGAAACCATTAAGGAAGTTAAGCGTGAAGATAAGTAAAGTAACACCGGACCCACTCAGAGATCCACCTAAAGGTCATGGAGAATACCAATGCCCCGGACAAGTTATAATCATGCCAGCTAGAGCCTACGGTGACGTTAGGTTTAATAAGGCTAAACAGGCATTTAGAATACTGGCTATCTGTTGTGGTCATCAGAATGAAAGGCGAGGCAATACATTTTTTATTAATCATTCAACCATTGGCAAGATAGTCGGCACAGCCAGAACCCATGTAACAAACTACATGAATGACTTATGTGACTGGGGATACATAGAGAAGATACGCAAGGCAGACAACCGTAGACCATTAGGTCACCAAGGCTGCGTGTACAGAGTTATTCTGGACCCATCAATAGACTACGATAAACAGATGGCAGATACTACCGAGATAGATGATGACAAGGTTAAAGAAACACTTAAGAAGGTGTATAAGCCTAAACATTACGAGCGTGAGTTAACAGAGAAACAGGAGAAGTTAGCCTACGTTATCACCAAGAAGTACGCCAAGGACAACCCAGACTATTCCTTTGACCGTATATATAATGACGTAGCATTATGGATGACAGGCATACAGACAGAGGAAACATGGACAGCACTCGATAATAAGATGGCATCACCTTACAAGCTGGGATACTTTAACAAGCCACAGGACAAGCCTAAAGAGCCGGTAAAGAAGGAAGTTATTACCAATGATGAGGCACAATGGAAGGCACGATTACAGAACTGGAAACCGGGCAGTGTCTGGTCAACTTCATGGGGAAGTCCACCGAATGAAAAAGACCACAGCATACCATTAGAATACTATAATAAGTATTATAAAGGGTGTAACGATGACGGTTACACCTCAGATACTAGATGTAACGATGACCGTTACAACCAAACTAAAGATGTAACAATGAACGTTACACCTAAACCCTCAGATGTAACGGTGAGTGTTACACTTAACAATAATAGTATATATAATAATATATATAATAAGGAAATCTTAATTAATGGTATAATCAACAGTTACATGAATGTAGTGAAACAGACTTATGGTTCGGATTGGAAGGCTAGTGAGAATGATAAGGTAGTAGCTGATAAGCTATTACAGTTAGGATACACTACTGAGCAGTTTAAAGAACTAGCTACTAAGGTAGTTAACCAATCTTTACAGGACAACAAGCAGCCACCTAATACATTACAGTATTTCCTAGATAAAAAGGCATCACTATGACTAGAGTGTACAAAGTCCAGATGTTCCTAGAGGCATCGGAACACGCACAATACGGTATAAAAAATCTCTGTATCGCAGAACGCACCTTATGCCCTCCCCCCCATGCGTATATAGAGGGGGGCTATCACAAAAATATTTTCCACAATTTCATTAAGGAGTTTTTCAATGGATAAAACATATTTAGTAATGCAATCCCAAGGTAATTTTACTGTTAACGGTGAAGAGAAAACCCGGTGGATGAGTTTAGGCATTTTGTTGGAGAAGGCTGACGGTAAACGCTCTATTAAGCTGAATGCTCTTCCCTTACCTAATAAGGATGGTGATTTATGGCTGCAATGCTTTGAGGCTAAGAAAGAAAAGGACCAGCCTTTTTAATGAAAAGAAAGTCTAAACTGCCGAAGATGAATGGACGGTTTGCCGGTGTTGGTGCGATCACGAAACGGTTGCGAGGGTCCAGCATAATTTATGATAACCGGGATGAACTGGCTAATCAGCTATTAGGATTGGCAAGTGCGAATATAACCGATGTTTTAGAATGGAGTGAGAATAATGTCAGCATCAAAGAGATTAAGGAAATTCCAGAGAGGGCGTTACAGGCGATCAAGAAGATCAAGGTAACACCGACACGCTCTGGTGATCAGATAGAAGTTGAAATGATCGATAAGGTAAGGGTGTTGCAGATGCTATCCAAGAGTGCCGGGTTGCTGGACCAAGAAAAAGAAAGCGAGAAACCGGCTGTGGTAGATGTAACGATGGTACTTCCGGGAGAAAAAAATGAGTGAAGATATTCCTTCTGGATTAAAACTGGATTTTTCCGGCTCACCTACCCTTGCCGATTTCCTTAAAAGCAAAGCCTTTGTTAGAGGTATCATGGGTCCAGTTGGTAGTGGCAAATCTTATGCCTGTTGTGCTGAAATATTTAGACGAGCCGTCCAGCAGAAACCGTCACCGAGGGATGGAATACGCTATACCCGGTTTGCCGTGGTTAGGAACTCGTATCCTATGTTAAGGACCACGACATTGAAGACTTGGCTTGAATTACTGCCGGAACATATCTGGGGCAATGTTCGCCATGCTCCACCTATAACGCATCATCTAAAACTGCCCCCTAGAAAAAATGCGAGTGGTATTGATTGTGAGATTATTTTTTTAGCACTTGATGCTCCCAAGGATGTTCGCAAATTGCTATCTTTAGAACTTACCGGGGCGTTTGTTAATGAGGCTAAAGAGTTACCTAAAGCTGTTATTGATGGTCTAACGCACCGTGTCGGCAGATATCCTACTAAGGCAGATGGATCTGCTAGTTGGCATGGAATTATAATGGACAGCAACCCTTGCGATGATGATCATTGGTGGTATCGCCTCGCAGAAAAAGAAACACCTAAAGGAAAGTTTAAATGGGAGTTCTTTAATCAGCCCGGTGGCGTAACAGAGGCTAATACCGATGACGTTCCTAAAGATATGCCAGAGGCTCAAGGGTTTATTCAGCAAGCCAGTAAATGGTGGAAGGTCAATGACAAGGCTGAGAATATCGGCAATTTGCCGGAAGATTATTATTTGCAGTTGCTAGGTGGCAAGAACCTTGATTGGATCAGATGCTACGCTGAAGGTAAATACACCTATGTACAGGAAGGTAGACCCGTCTGGTCAGAGTATGATGATACAACTATGTCGGCTGACTTAGAGCCTGTTAAAGGCATACCGATTAATATTGGCTTGGACTTTGGATTAACACCGGCTGCTATCTTTGCCCAGAAAATGCCGAATGGCAGATGGCATATACTCCATGAACTGGTGACGTTTGATATTGGTCTGGAACGGTTCTGCTCATATCTTAAAAGCGAACTTGAGATGAGGTTTGCCGGATACGATACCTTTGTATGGGGTGACCCGGCTGGTATGCAGAGAGATCAGATATTTGAGACAACTGCGTTTTCCCACCTAAAGACACATGGCATCATGGCACAACCGACAGCGACTAATGATTTTAGAACGAGGCGTGAGGCTTGTGCTATTCCGATGGGGCGATTAATCGATGGCAAACCCGGTTTTATGGTTCATCGTAAATGCCAGAGATTAAGAAAAAGCCTAGCTGGTGGATATCATTTTAAACGTATGCCGATTGGAGCCGGACAGGAACGGTTTAAAGATACACCCAATAAAAATGAACACTCCCACGTTGGGGATGCCTTGGGCTACTGCCTGTTAGGTGGTGGCGAACACAGGCGTATGACGGTGAGAAACAGGACAAGGAAACAGACAACAAAAGCCAAGGTACTAGACTTTGATGTTTTCGCTTAATGAAATAAACCGTGTCACCCGGATGGACTACCCACGGCATCAGATTGTACGTTGGGAACTCGAACATTATAAACAGATTGACCTTAATAAGCATCACAACGATCTAATTAAAAACTTTTATGATTATCCATCGTATCTAGCAAGTTTTGCATCACATGGTGATAGCTTTACGGCTATATGTGATGGAATTGTTTACGCTATGTTTGGCTGTTTTCCATTATGGCATGGTGTATCCGAGGCTTGGCTTATCCCATCACGACATATCAAGCGTAAAACTATCACTATGCACAGGGCATCATTACTGTTTTTTGACTATTATGCAGAAAAAAAAGACCTAAAAAGATTACAATTCACCGTACATTCAACCAATTTTCAAGCAGTACGGTGGGCAAAAAGGTGTTACTTTAATCAAGAAGGTACAATGAAACAATATGGACCAGATGGAAATGATTATTATATGTTTGCGAGGTATTACTAATGGGTAGTTTATTTTCAAAACCAAAAGCCCCACCACCACCATCAACAGATGCACTTGTTGCTCAAGAAAAAGCAGCCGAACAAGAACGTCTACGTCAAAAGTCTATTTCAGCATCGATGGCATCGAAGAAAAAAGGTGGTATGCAAGGATTAATGATGGGTTCTGGTGGCACTAGACCCGATTATGCAGAAGGCAATTTAAAGCAGAAACTAGGTGGTGGTGTTCGTAATCCAAGGAACTTAGCTTAATGGCTGAAGAAAAGAAAAAAGAAAAACCAAAAGAGCCATATGTTGAAAGACCACAGAAGGTTTGGCGAAGAAACCCAAAGTTTACAAAGCCTGTCCATGAAGAGGAAAAGAAATAATGTCACTTTACAAAAATATAAATGCTAGAAAAAAAGCCGGAACTTCAAGAAGTAAAAAAAATTCTACTGTGTCCAATAAGGCTTATAAAAATATGAAAGCTGGATTTCCTAAGAAAAAGAAAAAATAATGGCTGAACTGTCTATCAAAAATCTTAAAAAAAGATTTAAGAAATGTGAAATTCATAAGGACAATTGGCGAGCCATCTACGAAGAGGCTTATGAGTTTGCCTTGCCAATGCGTAATCTTTATGACGGTTACTATGAGGCAGACAATGTACCCGGACAGAATAAAATGAAAAGGGTTTTTGACAGTACGGCTGTCCATTCTACGGCTAGGTTTGCCAACCGTTTGCAATCATCATTATTCCCACCACAGCAAGAGTGGTGCAGATTAATGCCGGGTGCTGATATACCAGAAGAAAGAAAGATTGAGGCACAGACAGCCTTGGACTTTTACGGTAAAAGAATGTTTCAGCTTATGCGTATATCCGGGTTTGACTTAGCTATGGGCGAATTTTTATTAGACTTAGCTATTGGCACAAGTTGTATGCTGATACAACCCGGTGATGAAAATACCAGAATACGTTATACGGCTGTTCCAAGTTTTCAAGTATCTTTTGAGGAAGGTCCAAATGGCAATCCAGATACAGTATACCGAAAAATGAAAAGACCTTTTAATGTATTGGAAAAAGAATTTCCAGATGCCAATATACCAAAAGAATTGTTTGATAAATATAAAGAAGATCCAACCGAAAAAGTTGAACTCTTAGAGGCAACCTACACAAATGACGGTTACATTTACTACTGTGTAGCAACAATGGAAGATGACATTAAATTAGTGTCTAGAACTCTTAAAAGTTTTCCTTGGGTTATAAGTCGCTATATGAAGGCAAGTAATGAGCGTTATGGGCGAGGTCCAGTATTGTATGCATTGCCGGATATTAAAACCTTAAACAAGGTAACCGAACTGACATTAAAAAATGCAAGTATTTCCATAGGTGGGGTCTTTACGGCAGTAGATGACGGGGTACTAAACCCCGAAACAATATCAATAGTTCCCGGTGCAGTTATTTCAGTTTCCTCAAACGGTGGACCAAGGGGAGCATCACTTGCTCCTCTTGCTCGATCGGGTGATGTAAACTTATCGCAGTTAGTAGCGAATGATCTTAGAACCAATATTAAGAAGACATTGCTAGATGAAAGCCTTGCTCCAGAAAATATGTCTGCTAGATCTGCAACAGAAATTCAAGCTAAACTCAGCGAACTTAGCCAAAACTTGGGAAGTGCTTTTGGACGTTTAATCAGCGAAACGATGACACCAATGGTGCGAAGAACTCTGGAACTGATGGACGAAATGGGCATGATAGAATTACCATTAAAAATCAACGGCTTAGAAGTTCAAATTGTTCCAACTTCTCCATTGGCTATGGCTAACAATATGGAAAAAGTTAATGATGTAATGAACTATCTACAGATAGCACAATCATTAGGTCCAGTTGGTCAGACATTAGTTAAACAGGATAAGATCGGTGATTATTTAGCAGATATGCTATCGATACCGGCAGAATTGAGAACAACACCAGAAGAAAGGGCTGCGATGCAAGAGCAGATGTTAGCAACGGCTCAAGCCGTAGCCGAACAGCAAGGCGTGGATACAGCACCGATTGAAGAGGCAATAGCACAATGAGTAGTCAAGCAGATAAAATAAGATCGATAAATTCTCCCGGTTGGGATGGTGTAAATGCGAATGTTCAGCAATTAAAGGTTAATAATTTTGATGCCCAAAAGGAACTTGATAAATTATTCCATCGTTGTTTTACAACTGATGCCGGGCAAAAAGTTTTAAAGTATTTGCGTAGTGTGACGATTGAACAGCCTTCATGGACACCGGGTGCTGATGCATCTTTTGGATGGTCTAGGGAAGGACAGGACAGTATTGTCATGGAAATAGAAAGCAGAGTAAGGAGAGCCAATGGAACAACAACAAGCTGAAACAGTAGAAGAAGATAAAGGGCTATTAGCTAATGCCCAAGCAGAAGTAAATGCTACAAGGGAAGAGCCTGTAGGTGAACCGGAAAGTATTCCTCACAGGGCAGAGGATGTAGAGGAAAAAATTGCCGACAGACCAGATTATGTACCAGAAAAGTTTTGGGATAAGGACAAAGGCAAACTGCGAGAACAGGACGTATTTAAATCGTTAAGTGAGTTGGAAAAACAATTTTCACAAGGAAAACATAAAGCCCCGGAGAATTATGATGATAAAATCTTGGTTGATGCTGGTTACGATAAAAGTGATGAATTGGTTGGAGCCTATACTGAATGGGCTAAAGAAAATAAGATTTCCCAAAAAGCATTCGATGACCTTGCCGGAAAAATCATTGGAATGGCTGGAGAAAGAGAACAGGAAGCTAAGTTCAACTCGGAAGAAGAAATGGAAAAACTCGGTCCCAACGCCAAAGAAATCGTCAACCAAAACATCGAGTGGCTCGAAGGCATGGAAAGGAAAAAAATCTTCTCGGAAGAACAAGCCCAAAAAATAAGGGATTTAGGTTCTGATGCTATGGGCAATACTACATTAAGAATTATTAGAGGGATGATTAACGGTAAAGATACATTGCCTATTGTTACCAATACAGATTTACCCGAAAGCCAAGAAGAATTTGATTCTCGTATGTCCGAGGCTATGAAAGACCCACGAATGTACAACGATCAAGCATACACACGCAAAGTTGAAAGCGAGTTTGAGAAAAGGTATCCCGAATAAAATATTTCCTCCTAGGGAATAAACTGGGGCTGGTTAAAGTGTTTCCCCTTAATTTGCCAGCCCTTTTTTTTGTACAAAGTCTAGATTAGCAGTTTACAAGTAATAATTATCTGTGCTATGGGTTAAATGATCGATAACTCTTTGAGCCGATCTGACATGATTAATTCATCGTTGCGTTAACGTATAACGTAGTCAGAAGGCTGGGATCTCCCAATAACCTTTAAGGCGAATGCTTTAAATTTTAACTTATGTAGGGAGATTTTAAAATATCTACTAATTTATCAACTGCATTTGTACAAATTTTTGATGCTGAAGTTAAACAGGCTTATCAAGCCACGGCTCAGCTAACAGGCGTTTGTAGAATGCGAACCGGGGTAGTTGGCTCTCAAGCCAATTTTCCTTCAATTGGTAAGGGGCAAGCGACAGTACGAACCCCTCAAACTGACGTAGTGCCTCTAAATGTTAGTACGGCAACTACGGCTGTAACATTAACTAATTATAATGCCTCAGAATATTCTGACATATTCGATCAGCAAAAGGTAAACTTTGACGAAAGGCGTGAATTGGCTCAAGTAGTCGGAAGTGCGATTGGTAGAAGGCAAGACCAAATTCTACTAGATGCATTACTAGCTGCGAGTGCTGGAACAACTGTTGCAAACACGGTGGTGACCACAGGCAGTGCGAGTGCTTCAGATCTAAGCGTAGGAAAGATATTGGCAGCCAAGAAAGCATTGGATGCTGCTAATGTTCCACCAACAGACCGTCATCTTATAATTCATGCAAATAACTTATCTGCATTACTAGGTGATGAGAGGGCTGTATCGGCTGATTATGCCAATATTCGTGCCTTAGTAGCCGGTGAAATAAATTCGTTTTTGGGCATGACCGTACATATGATCGGTGACCGGGATGAAGGTGGTCTAACTATTGACGGTTCTAATGACAGAACTTGCTTTGCATTTCATAAAAATGCTGTTGCGATGGCTGTCGGTATCATGCCTTCTATTGAGGTTAACTACGTTCCAGAGAAAACTTCATTTCTGGTAACGGCTAAACTTGCTGCTGGAGCCGGTGTTATTGATACTGCTGGTCTAGTAGACATTACTTGTAGGGAGAGTTAAAATGGCGTTTGCAAGATCTGGATGGGGTCCATTAGGTGGTCAAGCGAAGGCTGGCACAACCCCGGCATTATATGTCTATACAACAACTGACGCTCATACTGCTGTTGATGCAAGTGGGTACTTTAATGATTTGTCTGACACTTTAAGAGTTGGAGACATGATTATTGTACACGGTGCAACTGGTGGTACTAGAACTGTAACGATGCACGTTGTAGTCAGTAACGCCAGTTCGGTAGTCGATATTTCAGATGGTACAGTAATCGGTGCTGTTTCTGATAGTGACTAAATAAATAGAGATTGGGCGAGGTTCCCAAGGCATTGGCTTTCTCCCCTCGCCCAAACCAATTAATGGAGTTTATATATGGCAAGTGGCGATACTGACGTATCAATCTGTAACAAAGCATTATTATTATTAGGCTCTACTTCTATTACAAGTTTTTCTGACGGCACTCCCCAAGCGAGTGCCTGTTCTACTTTATACCCAGATGTTAAAAGATCTACGCTCGGTATGTATCAATGGTCTTTTACTGTGGCTAAAGCTACTTTAACCAGACAGACAGCTACACCAAATAACGAATGGACTTATCAGTTTACGTTACCCAATGATATGCTAAATGGTGTTCCCAGAGCCGTAAGAACATCTAGTTCGGCTGGAGCATCTCTTTATAAGAACTGGGAAATAGCCCAAGCAGCCGATGGCACAACTGTTTTGATGACCGAAAGCACTACTATTTTTATTGATTACCAGAAGGCTATAGGTGAAACTTTGATGCCTCATTATTTTGTACAGTTACTAGGATATCAGATGGCGTGGCATTTAGCTGAAGTTATTACTGATCAAACAGCCAAGTCACAGTATTGGAGAGAAATTGCATTAGGTACAGCTACAGAAAATCAACGAGGTGGATATTTTAGACAGGCAGCCAACATAGATGCCGGTGGTCAAACACCGTCAGTTGTCGGTGATTATCTATTAACGGATATTCGTGGATGAGCAGATTACAACAATACCAAGCAAGTTTTTCTCATGGTGAAATAGATCCTCTATTACGAGGGCGTGTAGATATAGAACAATACTACAGTTCAGTAGCCGAGGCTAAGAATGTTATATTTGAGCCACAGGGTGGTTTTAGCCGTAGACCGGGATTAAAATATGTAAATGATTTTACTAGCTATGTTGGTGTTACTGATCAAATAAAATTAGTGCCTTTTGAATATTCTACCGGGCAAACCTATTTGCTTGTTTTGGCTTTAACAAGTTCTACAAATTTAAGGTTATCGGTTTATAAAGATGGAACATTACAAACTGGAATAAACGGTGGTGGTAATAGCTATCTTGATTTTACGATAACATTGTTATCTGGAACTACACTTGATTTAAAACTATTAAATTTTACTCAGAATAAAGATACAATAATTTTTGCAAATCGTAATGTTAACCCTTTTAAATTAGTTCGTGGTGCAAGCGATACAACATGGACTTTTACTGCTCTAACTACTCTTAATCCACCAAAAATAAGAGGAGATTTAACAGGGCAATCAGAAAGTGTAACAAACCCAAATGCACATATAACACCGTCAGCAACATTTGGAAATATAAAAATTACTGCAAGTGTAGCCGATACATTTACCAGTTCATCTATTGGTCAGCAAGTTTTTGCAACTAAAGGTTCGTCAGCTACTACTACTTGGAATGGGTTTGGAAAAGCTAAAATAACTGCGATTGTATCAACTACAGTTGCCGAGGCTGTGGTGTTAATTCCATTTTCAAATACAGATTCTTTATCTGCCGATGAATGGGCTTATGATAACAGTTTTCACGATGCATGGAGTAGCACTAATGGCTATCCTCACACAGTTACGTTTCACGAAGGAAGGCTGTATTTTGGTGGAAGTTACACATTACCAATGACATTGTTTGCCAGCAAGGTAGGTGAATTAAATTTTAGTCCATCTGAAAATCTTGATGATGATGCATTTGTTGTACACATGGAAACAGACACGCTTAATTCTATTGTAGGATTAAGATCTGGTAGAGATATACAGATATTTACTACTGGTGGTGAATTTTTTATTCCACAGGCTGATCTAGATCCAATTACACCTTCTAATGTGTCAGTTAAAAGTACAACAAAAAGAGGGTCAAGAGATGGTATAAAGCCTGTCGCTACTGAAGGTGGAACTTTTTTTATTCAGAGGCAAGGCAAGGCATTAAGGGAAATGCTGTTTAGTGATGTTGAGTTATCCTATGTTGCTAATAATATCAGCCTCTTAGCAAGCCATCTTATACTTGATCCTAAAGCTATGGCTATACGCCCAGCAACTGATACAACCGAAGGTGATTTATTAATAATTGTTAATGGCACAAGCGATACAGGGTACAGAGCAGCCAGTTCTGGTTTAGAAGGTACGCTTGCCTGTTTTATGTTGCACAAACAGCAAAATATAGTAGCCCCTTCTTTTCTTCAGACAGATGGCACATTTATAGACATTGGTGTTGATCTTGATGTTATATACACCATTGTTAAAAGAACGATTAATTCAGCAACAAAATATTACCTAGAAGTATTTGACGATGACTTTACAACCGATAGTGCAGTACAGAAAATTAGTAGTTTTAGTGGCACTAGCTATAATCTGGTACCACATTTACAAGCTAAAACTGTAAAGGTTATTAGAGATGATATTGTAGAAAGTGATGTATCTAATGTTAATTCATCTGGAACTATTACGGTATCTGCACAGCCACCATCCGATGGGTATATAGAGGCTGGTCTAGACTTTACTGTTACTGTTAAGACTAACCCGGTTGAGCCTAACTTGCCTAGTGGTCGTATTGTCGCACAAAAGAAAAGAATATTAGAAGTTTCCCCTGTTATGTACAGAACACAGAACCTAACTATAAATGGTTTTGAAGTACCTTTAACCACCCTACCCTATTCTGGTGGTGGTACTGTTCCAACTATAACCGGGATAAAAAAGATGCACGGTATAGTAGGCTATAGCACAGATGCACAGATAACCATAAGTCAATCAAAGCCGGTATTTTTTACGGTATTGTCAATGGACTTTAAATTAGCAGTGGGAGCGTAAATGCAAGCAATACCTTATATAGGAATGGCATTAACGGCAGTTGGTGCATTAGCAGATTATAGGGCTAAACAGGCACAGGCACAGCAATTAGAGGCACAGGCAACACAATCAGAATTGCAAGGTCGAGCAAATGCTGTGGCTTATAAGAGGCAAGGCAATGAAGTGTTACGAAGAATGAACCAAGTCATGGCAGCTAACATTGCAAGAGGATCAGCTAGAGGTATTAATCCCTTTGGAAGTAAAGGTGTAATTGAAATGAGCAATATGTATAACCGTAGGCTAGGCATATCTGAATTTCAGATAGCTAGGGATAATGCGACTATGGCTAAAGAGATGGCTAAGTATCAAGCCGGTCAGCAATTAACGGCTGCAAAAACAATAAGGCAGTTAGCACCTTTTCAGATGGTAGGTAAAATAGCTACTGGTTATATGACTACAAAACAAATTTACGGTGATCAGTTTACGCCATTTCAATCATTCGCAAATGCTGTAATGCCTACACCTAGAAGAACAATGGAAAGTTTTTAATGGCTGAAAGTTTAAAATTACAACCTACAGGATTACAGTTTAAAATACCTCAAGTTGATTTTGTCGGTAGCCGTGTACAGGCACAGGCAATGAGCGAACTATCGGCTAATCTTGATAGCATGAGTAACTATTTTTTTAAGATTGCTGAACAGAGGGCTAAAGTTGAGGGTGCTGAGTACGGTGCTAAAAATGCTCCTACAAGAGAGCAAATAGAAGATGCCTACAATGCTGGGGAAGAAATACCAATAGGTGGTGATAAGTTTAGTGTTTATGGTTCGGCTTTGCGTAATGCTCAACTGTCTTCTGTAAGCGATGAATTAGAATATTTGGCTAGAAATAAAATTGCTCAAATAACAAAAAATTATAATACTAATGTAGAACAATACGCCAAACAAACAAATGAAATAAAAACATCATTATCTCCAGATAATTTTGCAACCGAATTAGATGAGGTTGTTGCTGGATATGCAGCTACACTTGATGAAGTTTCACCGGGATATGCCAAAAAATTTAGGGCTACGTTAAGTAGAGAAACTAATTCTAAATATTTAAGTTACGCTGATAAGTTTATTGGTGAGCATAACAAATATGAAAAAGCTAAAGCAATAGCAACTACTGAATTATTTATTAATGACATTGGCACTACTATAGAAGGTTATTTTAAACGTAATGAAAATGCTACTGAATTACTAAAAGGTGACACAAAACTTGCAATGTCTAGCCTTATAATGAACGGTGTCGATGTTGTAGGATTTAACAATCGTTTAAATGAGGCAATACAAACATCAGCTAAAAATATTGTAGTTAATGAACTATTAGCTAATCCTAAACCAAAACAATTTTTGCCAGAGATGTATGCTGGTGAGTTTAATAAACTACCGGGTAATATTGGTAAGGCTATGAAACTTGCTGAAGACTACGGTATAAACCGTAAAGATTTTATAAAGCAAGTTAACGATCAATATGATGCAAAAATTCAAGCCAAAGAAAAGGAAAAAGAATTACAAGATGCACAAAACGAAGAAAAAATAAATTTTGCGATAGCATCAGCTATATCCTTTTTAGCTAACGGTGATCAAAATAGTGCTAATGATATAATGTTACCTTTTCAAACAGATAAATTATCCGGCACAAGTGAAGAATTAATTAGCTGGGAAAAAATAAGTAAAGCCTACGAAGAGGATAAAATAAAAAATTTTAAAGACAATACTTTTACAATAACAAAACTTAGAAAAAAATTATTTTCTATTAACAACCCTCTTACTTTAGGTGAATTAATTATTGAGTTTGAAAATGGGAAAATTGGTCAAGCCACTTTCTTTTCTATGTCTAATCAAATTAATTCATTAGGCAATCAACAAATGAGCGATGCTAGGACTTACATTTTAGATCAGACAGGACATAGCCCGGATATTGAAATTACTGATCCAAATGGCGATCTTGGTTTAAAGCAAAAAATCTTTCGTGAAATCATGGCTGATGTTTTTGAGGCTGAATTAAATGCAAAATTAGAGGACAAACCTTTTTCAGCTATCGAAACAGCTAAATCGTTATGGACTACTAAAGGCGTTGAATTAGAGGCTAAAAGAATACAAAATAACCGTAACGATGCAATCACAGTAATACAAGAAATGGCTGCTATAATAATTAATTATAAGCCAGAACTATCTGAAAAATTTAAAAATGTAAACGATGGTAATTTAGATGGGATGTTAATTGAAGCCCAAGACATTGCTGAATATATATCAGACAAAAATGTTCACGCAGCAGATGCTACCTTTAAAAATTATCCTTTGCTTAACTTACAAACTTATTCACCTCGTTTAAGTAGGGATATGAGATAATGGACGATCTTTTTCAAGAAATACAGGATAGCAGAAGAAAAAGAAGTGGTGGTAGCCAGACCTTTATAAAGGACGGTAAATTATTTGCGAATGAAAAAGTATTAAGAGGTTATGAGGATGCTCAACAAATAAAACAAATGTTTTCAACGGCTGCTGATCTTGGAACAAGTTTTGTAAAATCAATACCAGATATGGGTGTAGGTCTTGTAAAAGGATTGCCTGTTGGTGTAGCAAAGTTTGGCGAAGAAACAATGAGAACTGTTTTAGGTGGTACTATTACAGATATGGTTGAAGAAACATTTCAAATTATACCGGGTTATAATACTTTAAATGATTATTTTTTAGATGCCACAAAACCAGAAGGAACAGCACAAGAAATATCTTCTGGGCTTGGAGAGGCTGGTGGTCAAATTGTTGTTCCCGGTGCTTTAATTAGTAAAGCCTTAAAGGTATATGGATATGGCAATACTTTTCTGAGAAATGTCTTAGGGTATGGATCGGCAGAGGCTATAGGTCTTAAAGCAGAAGATGAGGCTTTAATAGAAATGGGTCTGCAAGTAATTAAAGATGATAGTCAGATTGCAGAAACAATGTTGAATAGTTTATCAGCAAATAAAGACTTACCATATTTTATGCAAAAAATACAAAGGATGCCATTAAGAATGTTAGAAGGTGGTCTTTTAGGTGAATACGCTGGAAAGGCTATAGAAGGCATAGGTAAAGTATATAGTTTAGTCAGAAATAGCCCAAGGCTTAAAACAGCATTAGAAAATATTGGAACCCAAGCACAGGAAAGTTTAGATGCTGGTGGTGGCACAACATTATCTGCATTAGGTGCTGGTGAAATAGACAAAGCTATAAACACTCAACTAGCTAAGTTGGCTCCTAATAATCAAAAATTAATAACAGAAGGTGGAATTGAATTTTCTCCAGAAAAAGGTGCTGAAAATTTAAGATTACATTTACAAAGAATTAATAGTGAAAAAGCGTATCCGGGTGGACCTAAAAATGAAAGAACTGTTTTAAAAGCACCTAATGATAATTTACCCGATATAGCCATAGGAAATATTACATTTGATGATTGGATAAACCGTGTAGAAAAAACATCATCACCAGAACAGATTATGAAAGATGCTAAATGGTATGATGAAGTGTTTGGTGAGTTTGAAAAAGTATCTGAAGGTAACAAAGAATTAACTGATAGATTAGCTACAGCATGGTTTTCAGTACAACAAAACGAAAGCCCAGCTAATGCAATGCAAAATGTTTTATTTATATACGAACAGTTTAAAAGAGGTGTTCCTATAGAAGAGGTTAAAGGTAAAGGTCTGCCTATGGCAAATAGAATTGGTGCTGATATCATTTATGGAAAAGAGGTTACGGCTGGTGCTGGTCAAAAAATAGCTGATTTTATTGATAGTGGATATACTAAAGATGTTAGATCAATTATGGGTAACGCTCCAGAAGGTGGTTCACCTTTTGTTATAGACATTCATTCAGCTAGAGAAACTGGATTGGTTGATCAAAAATATATAAACCATTTAGAAAGATTAGGTTATGATGTACCAGATGATATTATTCTTGATGTTGGTGAAGGTGGTATCAAAGGTCCTATGTATGAAAATAGAGCCATATTTGGAAGAGAACTTACCGAGCATTTAAATAGTATTAATTGGATGGGTAAGTCAGATTGGAAACCTAGAGAAATACAAGCAATAGGATGGAATAACTTAACAAGACTTACTGGTGATGTTCAAGCTGGTGGTAATATAGACACAGCATTAACTAGAAATTTAAGACGTATATCTATGGAAGTTGATCCCGGTGAAGGATCTCCTTGGGCTAAAGAATTTGGTGAAGATTATAACAATTTATCAGACGAAGATAAATTTAGAATAAATGAAAGAACTACATCTAAAGCGATAGAGATAGTATCAAAAAGAACTGGTGTAGATTTATACGGTAATGTTCACGGTACTGGTGGATGGGAACTGTATCAAAACCCATCAACTGTTATGGAAGGTTTTCAATCCCATGAGGCTGCTGTAGAAACGGCTGCAAGGTTAGGCTATATGCTTAATCAAACAGAAGTATGGGTTAATACTGCAAAAACATTAACAAAAAATCCAAACCATTATGGATTAGATATAATTGAAAATACTGGTTCTACTAATTTAAGAGATACTAATACATTAACAAATTTATTTGAAAGGATAATAAAGGCAGATCCAAATGGATTATTTAGAGGATACCAGCCTATTATTGTAGATGGTAGACCGGGTATAAGAATAATTATTGATAAAGATGCTATTAAAAATTCACCATTAACAATTGAACAAGCTAAAAAATATATTAATGAATTTACATCAACTGAGGGTGCTTTAACTGGTTTGTTAGAAGACTTGAATTTTGATGTAGAAACTGTTATATCTGAAATTGAACTAACAAAACTTGGTAACAATTGGAAAAGGAGTAAAGATGGGAAGAGTTACAAAACAAACATTCGTAACATCGGACGATCTTCTGCCGAAGGTGGAAGTAGGACAGACCTCGATACTGATGGGGAGGAACTTACGAACTTCTTTAGACAACAAATCGAAAATGCCAAATCCAAAGATGGACCAAGTGGTGGACCCACAGGACAAGCCACAGGATCAAACCAAGGCATAACTGCTTACTCTGGTTCGGGTGCAGATTTTAAAAAATTTAGTATAGAAAAGGTTGGCACAGGACAAGGTGAAACTAACTTTGGTTACGGCTTGTACTTTGATGCTAATGAAGATATTGCTACGTTTTTTAGAGGCGAAGATGGTAAAACCTACAAAGTAAATCTTAACGTAAAAGATACAGACTTAATTGATGTAGAAACATCTTTTAGCCAGCAACCAGAAAATGTACAGAATGCTTTGCGTAAATACTACGATGAATATGGTATATCTGAAGACCAGCCTGTAAGTGATCTTATAGCAGCAATGCCTAATAACCCGGCTAGTGTTAACTATGGCAAGACAAAAGAATTTGCCCAAGATATGAACAGCCAAGGGTTAAAAGGTCTAAGATATAAAACGCTAAGTCATCCTACCAAAAAAACACCGTCTGATACATTTGTTGTATTTGATGACAAGGTTATAGAAATATTAGAAAAATATGGAATAGTTGGTCCAGTATTATTATCGGCTGGTTTAGCAAAAGAAGGGTTAAAAAATGGCGATACGAGTTGACGAACCTACGATAGATAAGAATATACTTGATGCTGTTCCTGTTGAGCAACCTATTGAGCCTGTAGTAGAAGATGTAGTTATTGAAGATCCATCACAGATTACTGAACAGGATGTTAACCTTGTTAATACTGACAATACCCAAGGTGAAATAAAAGTAGCTGGGTGGGGCAAAGCTGTTACTGATGCTTTTGGTGCAGTAATGAATAAAGGCTCTGAGATTGTTACAGAGTCAGAGAAGAAAATATACGGCAATCTAAAGCCTAAAGAAGAGATAACCGATATGGGTGGTTATCTTTTAGTTAAGCCAACAGAAGATTTAGAGATAGGTGATTTAACTGGGCTATTAAATGAAGGCAGTAATCCGGGAATAAATTTTTTATCTTTAGGAGAAAAGTTAACCACCGATGAAAGTTTAAGGGCTGTCTTTGCTTTTGATCAATACGATCAGAATTTAGCGAGTTTCCTTGAGCAAGTAAAGAAAGCGAATGAGCCGTTATTTAAACAGCTTAGACGAGATAAAGTAACCGTTGAGGCAGCTACCAAACTAGCCGAAGATAATGGATTGTATAATGTTGTAATGAAGATGTTGCAACGTAAACCCGGTGAAGTTCTTCCGGCAGAGGATACGGTAGGCTCTATTATTGGTTTAGTTAATATAGGTCAAATGGCTAAGAACCACGCAGAGAAGGCTCTTCAAACTGGAGATCCTACTGACCAAGCCATAGCGTTAAGGCTTATCGCTTTTCAATCTCGCTTATCGGCATCCTTGTCTGGCAATGTTAGCGAATACGCTAGAGGAATGGCAACAGTAAGATGGGCTGGAAAAATTACACCGAGTGGCAATATTGAAGAGTACGCTAATGAGTTAAGCAATTTACTAGAAAGATTTGAAAAACCCGAAGACATAGAAAACCTACTCGATCTTTATGTAAGATTGCCCAAACATATTAGACCCACTTTTGCTAAACAATCCCTTATGGCTAGAAGTACCGATGCTATTATAGAAATATGGCTCAACTCTATTTTATCCAGCCCGGTAACGCACATGGTCAATACGGCTGGTAATAGTATATTTCAAGGCTTAAAAGTATTTGAAACAGGATTAGCTGGTGGCATTGGTGCTGTTAGAACTACTTTAACCGGGGCTGATAATACAGACCGTGTTTTGATGGGTGAGGCTCTGGCTAGTATTCATGGTATCAAGTCATCTATCTTTGATGCTGTTATTCTTTCTAGCAAGGCTCTGTGGGATGAACAGCCTGTTATAAATGGCAGTAAACTTGATCTGACACATAGCCGTGCTATAGGATCTACAGGCAATATTAGTGAGGTAATTAAAAATATAAATGAGGCATCATTAAATGGTAATTATGTACCAGCCTTTGTTGATGCTTTAGGCGTTTATTTTAGAATGTCTGGCAGAGCCTTAGTGGCAGAAGATGAGTTTTTTAAAGTTATAGCCATGAGAGCCTCTATAGCTAAACAGGCGTACCGTAAATCTATCATAGCGTATGATGATGCATTACTGGGTGGAATGAATAAAACAGATGCTATGGAAAAAGCCAAGGCTGTTTATGCTGAAACATTTAATAATCCCCCGGCAGACGTATTTGAGGCAGCAGCTAAAGAGGCAAAAGAGTTAACTTTTCAAGGCGATCTAGATGGGTTCTTTGGTTCTTTAGCCCCTACTATGAACCATCCTATAGCCAAACTTTTTGTACCTTTTTATAAAACACCAGTTAATATTTTTACCGAGGTCTTTGATCGTACACTACCTTTTAATGTTTATAGTAAATTTAGGAATGGAACTGGGCGAGAAAAAGACGAGGCTATGGCTAAAATAATGGTAGGGTTAGGAATGGCTTATACTGTATCTGAATTAGTATCTGGTACTGCAAGCGAAGACTTTTTCTGTACAGGATCTGGTCCAAGTGACCGAGGTGCTAAACAAGCTATGGAGCGTTTAAATATTCCTAGATACTCTTGTACTTTTAAAATGGAAGACGGCACAATGAGATCGGCAACTTTTTCACGCTTTGACCCTGTATCTGGTTTATTAGCAATGGCTGTAGATTATTCTTACTTTGTACAGCATGAAGATGACCCGGATGTTTTATTGGAAATGGCTACAGCTTTTGCGTTAGCTACTACTGATTACATGGACCAGCATCCTATGATGCAAGGTTTAGCTGATTTAACTAAACTTATTACAAAGCCTAATCCTAATATGTCTGGCGAAGAAAGGTTTGAAAGATTAATTGAATTAACTTCTGAAAAAGTATCACAAGTAGCCTTTGCACTAGCCCCAACACAACAATCATATATACCATCTAATTCATCATGGTCAGCAACTAAAGAAAGAATTAACGATCCTAGAGCCTCAAATACAATGCTACCGGAAGGATATACTGAGTTGCCCCCGGCTATGAGAGGATTTTATCTAGCCCTTCAAAAAGCTAAATCTAGAAATCCTTTATTTAGTGAAGAGTTGCCACCTAAATATAATCTTTGGGGCGAAACTAGAATACAAGGTAATGGCATGGGATGGGAGTGGTATTCGCCTATACATATAAGAGATAAAAAATATAACGCTGTTGATGAAGAAATAATTGCTTTAGGTAATGCCGGGGCAAGTGGACCATTAATGCCTAATAAGAAAATAGATAAGGTTCTATTAACGGCTCAAGAATATAACGACATGATTACATTATTTAATACTGTAGACGGTAGAGGACGTTTCCAAGAAGATGCAGGATATGATATTACAACTACCATACTCCCTTCTCTCGATAAACTAATAAAGTCTGATATGTATAAGTTAGAACCGTTAGCAGAAGAAAGAATGAAGATGATTAAGGATCTTATTACTGAGTATATGAGCGAGGCTAGAGATTATTTAGTCAAAAGAACACCAAGATTGAGGGCAAGAATTATAAGATGATAAGTGACTTTTTAACAAACTTAGTGTACAAAGGGTAATATAGAGGTCTAGAGTTATGACAAGCATAGATGTAAATGATGTATTAAAAAGAACGCAAGGAACTGGAGATGGTTCTAACGTAAATTTTAGTTTTTCATTCCAAGTCAATAATACAAATGAGATTAAAGTTTACGAAGATAGTACTTTAAAAACTGAAGGAACACACTACGATATCGTGGACAGTTCGGCTAGTGCTGGGTTAAATGCTAATGGAACCGGGGTTGTAAAGTTTAAGACTAGCCCTACTGATTATACACCAGCCAATAACAAAGTAATTACGATACTGTCAGTTATGTCTATAGCAAGATCATCTGTATATTCCTCTGGTGGTAATATTACGGCTGCATCTCTTGAGGCAGATTTTGATAGATTACATCGAGTAGTTGGAGATTTTAGAGAAGTTAAAAGCCGTACACTTATAGCCCCGGAATACTCTCCTACTGATATAGATATGACGATACCTTCCAAGGCTAGTAGACTAGGAAAAATATTAGGTTTCAATTCTTCTACTGGCAA